AGTAGCCGTAGAAACTATTTCAGCTCCTTCTGAGAACTTCAATTGGTACCTAAGCTGATACCTTGGGATTGTTAGGATGAAATCATCAACAACATTGGCGTAAATAGCCACATGCCCATACGCTGTACCACCTTGTACGGCGGTGTTAATGGGTGCCAAGCAATTGATGTGTACTCCCCAAGGCATATGAGAAAGTCCCTGGATCTCACTAACTCTGGCATAATCAGAAGGCCAGAACCATGGTAAGTCCAAAATGACATTCTGGCTTGCTGCGCAATCCACTCGAGCAAACCGATCAACCTGACAACAATTGGGATAATAGAGAGGTGTTATAGCCATATCCGTCAGGCGAGTGCTCGCGGTTGGGATAGCTGATACTACATATGATCCAAAACAATTAGCTGGAAAGGTAAACATTGCCGTCAAACGCAATGTCCCTCTCAACAACTTAAAGTTTTTGAGCTTATCAGCAACTGCCGGATTGGTCGCCCAAAGATACCAAACATTAATAGTCGCAATTTCACCAGAATCATTAGAGGAAAAGTCGGTGTCAAAGATTTTTACGGGTCTCTTAAGGAAGTTATCCAGTGGAGCCTGCATCAATTTTTGAGTAAGATGTTGGGTATCGTTAGTGGAGGAATGAATAGCTTCAATGTTTGAGTCGATAGCTCCGATATCATTGTGAAGCGTGGTATCGTGTTCTACGACAGGATTAACAACTGGCATAACGCCGGTTTCTACAGTGTGATTAGTTGCACTCATAGTTTGATTCAAGAAAGAAATGTGGTTTATTAAGGGTCAAACCACTAACCTCGCAGGGCCCTTATTCGGCCGGACCCTTTTGGCCGTCTGGAGTGAATTCCAGTGGTTCTGGATCATCCACTCTCCAAGTGCGGAAATTACCCGCCACCACATCGTCCATCGCCGCATCATAATCCTGCGTCTTAAGATAAGCATTAGGACCAAACTTCTCTAGAAAAGAAATGATGATAGGATCTAGTCGCTGGTATTGTTCCCTGCCATGGTATACTAGTTCCTTCTGAGCGCATGTCAGCATATCAGCCATGTGATCAACATGGGAAAGGGTCTTGGTCTTCTTAAACAAGAGCATCCGCACAATACTCTTCATATCCAGAGCACCCACATACAAATTAAAGTCTGGAAGGTACTTAAAAGTCCTCTTCAAGAACACTAGCTCAGAAAATTCTTTCCTCCGAATGTCCTTTGACTTAGACCCATCAGTCACATCGTAACCAAGATACTTCTTCCACATCTCAGCGGTGTTAGCAGGTCTCTCATGATTGGAGGCTATAACCATGTCGTCTCCATAGGTAACAATAGTGGTATGGAGACGGTAGGGTTGGAAGGAGGAGGGCAGTGGGTTAACGTGTCGTTGAGACCACCACTCCAAAGCTGCTCCTTTAACCTTCATGAGTTCTTCTGGGTGAAGCTCGTACCAAATCCTCCTCTCACCAAGACTCATACAGATAGAATTAACCTGAACGGTACTGTCGTGTCCAGAGAGGTTCCACTGTGTATTGACCAAGTCTCCAGTGACATTGACAAGCGCCGAGAGCATCATTGTAATACACAGAAACGCCTTGCGATCATCAGTCCCAAGGTACCGTGCCAGCTGTTCAAATACAAAGGCAACCTTGAGTAATGAGGCAGCATTAACCGTCCGATCAAGAGATTTAGCATCCATATCATAATAATACAAACCTGTGACCTTCAGTCTCTTAACTAAAGTATTGATACTCTGTGCATTTGTCATGTCGATCCCGACCATGCATTCACTAAGAAAAGGATTAGCCTGGAGAAAGGCTCGAACCGGTCCTAGGTAGCGCTTCGCCACAATGTTCGCAGCAGCAGGTAAATTATAAAAGGCTCTCGCAACTTTCCCTTTCTTAAGAACTTCATCCTTCAAGGTCATGGTTGCCATAATCTGAGGGCTGAAGCCCTCTTCAAGAACCTCTTCTATCTCTCTCATCTGTGCATCCAATGTAGGAGAAACATAAACGTCAGCGCCGTGGATGTCTATAAACTTATCCTTTGGCCCCATGAAAGGGGGCCCAATGGAGGTAGCCAAGTTTACAGAGTGAAGACAGCTACCGGGTATC